CTCTTTAATGAATGCCTTTGCGTGGTCTTCACTATCGAACAATTTGATCGAGCCGTCATCTTCACAAATAAACTCTTTGCCGTTTATCGATATGTCATTAATGAATCTGTATATCCTGTACTTCTTTGCTACTTTTGTTTCCATTGTCGTTCTCCTTTTTCTATACATGTTATGCAGACTACTTCGTCTTCTTTGAACAGGGTTCTATCCCCGTTGTCCCCAAAGAACTTCCCATCATTAAACAGGTAGTCCCCTTTATACTTGGTTGAGTCATTACATCTGTCGCATTTCATTTCCATTGTCGTTCTCCTTATAAAATATCTATATGTAGCTTTTGGTTTTTAATCTCATCGTCACTCAAACCCGCGTAAATATGTTCAGCAAAGTTAATCCGTCCCATCTTGTAGCCAGGATAATCCTTTGCCTCATTCCACACAGTTATCGGGGTGTCGTCTTTAAATTTACTCAATACTTTCTTTAAGTCGCTCACTGTATTTATCATGCTCACTCTCCTAGTTTGCGTTGTTGGAAACAGATTACTGTTCGCGTGATGTCCGATGAGTTGTTCATCTTGTCCTCATACTCCCTGAACCCCATGTCCCATAATATCTCTGCCTCACACAGTTCATGGTTGTTGTTTAGTTTCTGCCTCGTGGCGTACTCGGTCTTCACGTGTTGCTCGGGAAACTCCATGTCAATGTATCCTCCGTCTGCCCAATCAACTCCGCACAGTCCGTCAATGACATACATAATTCCTGTCGACCCTGTCGTTACTTCCTGAATCCCCTCAAACAGTGGGGCGAGTAGTTTGTGTTGTTCGAGAGGGACTAGGGCATAGTCCCCGTCGATGGCTAATGTGACCCACTTGTGTTCGGTAGTAATGAATGCGAACTCCTTTGTTAAGTTGCCGTAGTCGTCTTCTTGTTCTCTCATGAATATCTGAAAGTCCCAACATGACCATTTGTATGGTCTGATTTCTGTCTCTTCGCTCATTATTCTTTCCCCTCGGTTATATAATCTTCTATTAATTCACTTGGCAAATGCCTCTCCCACTTCCTTGTTTTCATAAATGTATCGGCAATAATATCTCTGCCCAAGTATCGGTTACCCATGAGTTCGGTCTTGACTAACTTTTCAAAGTCGAACTCCCCTTTCTCGTCCTCTTCTTCAGGATTCCAATCCTTGTACTCGGATGTCTCCATGACCTCTCCGTCAATCGCTAGGCTGAACCATACATAGTCATCTATGTTCTGCTCGGCAAATATCTCCACTTTGACAAGATGGTTGTCTATCCATAGGTCGTAATTTTTATAGTGGAGGTAGCTATTAAGCCTCGGGTATCCCTCTATTTGATTGGGGCTGATAGCTAACTCGTTCTTGGGTCTTTGTGATAGCTCATCATAATCCTCGACTATCTCGACTGTCTCCCCCAAATCACATTGAAGTGAAGAGAAATCATTGGGTACTGTTGCAATCATGTAGTTCATGCGATTGACAAAGGCGTATCCCGCAACAAAGTATTCATCACTGCCCTCGCTACACCATGTCCAAATATATCGCCAAGCATTGTCTCCGTGTTTTGCCTCAATCTCTTTCACTCGGTCTGAATCTATCTCGACCAAGTCAGACCCGTTCTCATCTGTTTCAAACTGATACTTATCTTCAAACTGTTTCCATGTCATTCTAATCATTTTGTTTCTCCTTGTAGTTAAAGTAGTCCGTCATCGTAGTCATCTTCGGCGTAATATGGGCGATGTCCATGGACAACCTCATATTCTGCCTCACACGCTCGACATACAACGGGTTGCCCATACCACCCTGTCGAGCCACATTTTGTTTTTGGTGTAGTTTCCGATGGTCTGCCCGACCAAGTGAGGTTGGGGCAATCCCCCCCTGATTTATTAATATCTCTCATTGGGTTCATTTGAATCTCCTTGTAGTCTTAATAGTGCAAGTTTGTAATCAGTGCCTGACATGCGTCCGCCTACTATCTCCCATGCCTTTTCTCCCTCATATGAGGTGGAAGTCCACCCCATTATTTCGTCAAGTTCATCTGTCATATTCATTACGCTACCTCCTCATTTGAAGACTCACATGCGAGTCCGACTTCTTTTAGATATTGAGGTGGGGTTGATAATTCTCCTGTGTGTCTCGGGATATAAATGTATGCCCCTGTCATGCCCTCAAATTCCTGTTCATCATCTAGGTCATAAATGTCTTTGGTCTCTCTTACCCCTGTTGCAGTTTCCATGTCAGGGTAGGTGTAGCTATAAGTCCATCCATTAATGCCATTGTAGTATGCGTCGATTACAACTTTTGTTTTCTTAGTTTCGTTCATCTTGTTACTCCGTGTGGTTAATAAATTAGTAAAGCTACATAAGACATTACGCGACTATTTCAGACATGTCAAATAAAACTTTAATTATTTTTAAGGCGGGTCAGAACAGATTTGGATACAAATATCAGAACATAGCTATATACATGTAAAATTTAGTTTATCATATTGGCTCTCTGTGCGACTTTCTAGTAAGGGTTGATAGGTAAGGTTCAAGTTTACTTAAAGTGTCACTACGAGCCTTGTAGGTGCTATCTCGTTGATTTCATTGAATTTATAAGGTTTCACTTTGTTCTGATTTCTGTTCTGACTTTTAATCTGTTCTAAACGTAAAGTAGAACAAATTCCTGTGGATTAACTTGTGGATAACTTTTGGTGCGAATTCCCTTAAACCCTTACTACTACTACTATAATTAAAATATTATATATATATAGAGTGCTGTATATTTTTTGTTTGTTCTGAATGTTCTGACTTTATTTAGAGCGATATGCTCACAGGCTTTTATGCCACACTGCGAAATCAAGGCTCTTGACTTTCGGAATCCTGAGAATTCCTATGTATACTTTTAAAAGTCAGAACAATCAGAACAATCAGAACAAATCGATAAGTAAAACTTATCGTAAACCCAATGCCGATGGCGATGTCCTTTGATACCAGTCACTCATTGACCTTTGATACCAGTCACTAGATAATAAAAAGGGCGGATCTCTCCGCCCCCCACAAGGTACTCTGTTCTTACTTGCATTTTACCACAAACCCGGTTTGATCCTTCCGGGCTTTACCTTTTGCATATAAAGCCACGATTGTATTTTTAGGATCTAGATGCCTAACATCCGTATCATCACCGGATATAACCCGGCGCCCTTCAAATACAACTGGGATGTTCTCAAGTTTATCAAATACAACCGCGACCCGTTTACCTTCTTTTAGTGCGCGGTCATTAAACTTCTTAAAACCTTTGGCGCCTGAATAGCTAAAAGTTAAATCGTAATTTTCCGGGAAGCTCTGAATACCGTTTATAGATTTTTCCCGGTTAGGGATCTTGGTATAATCATAAAATTGTATATCCGGGAAGACTTCCATAATGTTACGATAGTAAACGCCTTCAGAATAAAAACCGATATTTTCAAAACGAATGTCGCTCGTACCATTCAAGCGCACTAAAGGCGTTAAGTTTTTACGCTCCGCCTTCTTAATAAAGGCGGTAATTTCTTTTGTTAACTGGTTGAAGTACTCCGCCTGATTGTTTAGATATAGTTTAGTTCTGTTTAATCTTGCATCGAATGCCATGCCCATCCGCCCCGCGGATTTTAAACAAGCTATATAACATTCAGCGTTTTTTGCATTGGCGCATAAGTTAACCCCGCTATCCATATAAGGGCTTAAATATTGTATAGCCGTCATAAAGCCCTTTTTGTTTCCTTTGATTGTTTTTGCATCTGCTCCTATACTTAGTAATTTTGTCATTTTGTACCCCTCTAATTTGTGTTTTAATATTGTAACATAACTTTACTTATTTAAAAATAGTCTCGATCTCGCAGTCCTTTGATACCAGTGATATTTTTTTAAAAAAAGAAGGGGAAGGCCGAAGCCCTCCCGATCTCCCACAGGGTAAATCAATCTAATAAGATCATAAACGCTTTTGGGTGATACTTGCGAAACCAAGCCAAGCCATCTTGCATCATGTCATACATCGCTAAAGTTTCAGCTCCCATGATCGCGTCATACATCGCGACGGCTTGAGGTTCAAGTTCAACTGCATCCCCGGAAAATCTATTCTTAACTGTCTCAGGTTTAGTTCCTACTTGTAAACCCGCAAAGCTTTTTGGTATTGTGTTCATTACGCGTCTCCTATTAATTCGTTAAGGTCAAGTAGTGCGAGAGTCAATCCATTTTTACCTGCAGGATATTTAATCCCAGTTAGGTTAGTGACAAAGGCCCTGCATCTAGTTGATGTGTAACCACTGTTGATCTTCATACCTAAACAAAGAGCCTTGATACCTTGCCTTACTACCGCCATTCTGTATCGCTCGATCTGTTCTGGTGTATCTAGTACGGTTGCTTTATCCATAATTATTGAAGGGGGGTTTCCCCCCCAACCCTTGGTTAGTTATATGCTGATTGAAAGGATTCTACTCCCTCGTGTTTCAATATTCCTTCATTGAAACCTTGGTCATCGAAGTACCGCCCACTTAGTCCATACTCTTCGTCATTGGCTAAGTCTTTAACTGTAACAATTCCCCACCCGATACACCAATTAGCTTTCCTATGGTCACTAAGGATAAGAAAGGTTTGATCATTCCATGTCACTTCTTGGCCTGTTAGATCTGTACCACCTTCCTCTTCTTTTCTCCAACTTACTTGTTCACTCATTTTGTTTCTCCTTGTGTAGGCAGAAAGTACTGCCATGCCCCTATTATAACATTACTTTACATGTCTAACAAACCCCACCCACCCCCTACCCCCTCATTATTACAATTTTTTTTCTATTACTATATACATTCTAATATACTCAAATAACCAGAAGTTTTTCCAAAAGTTACCAGATAGGCCCCCTTACTTTACAAATGGCCAATCAAAAAAATATTTCGCAAAAAATTCTCAAAAGTTGCAAATGATTCTCATTACTGCTTGATCTAGCTGAAGGACGTATACTACGAGTATGAACATTTTATACACACTCTTATCTCTCCTTAACACCTCTTTATATTTAGTGCTGCTGTATGGGTTCTGTTTGTTTTTATTAATGTAATCAGATATACTCTTGTGCATAGCTGCAAATAACCAAGGTGTAACGGCGAACACATGAGTAAACATAAACCTCCAGTACTCACTCCTTCAACAGAGGAAGAGTTAAAAGAAGATCTATTAGTTATTCCTGAAATAGAGAAAGGGATTGTTATACCTAGGAGTAAGAAAGAAGCTATCCCTGAGATGAGCGCTGAGCAAGAAGTTTCGATTAGAGCTAACACAATAAAGGCGGTCTCTGATTTAGCTGGTGAAAATATAGAGCCCTCAAAAGAACATCAAGATCAAGCAGTAGAACTTGCGCGTGACATGATGACAAACAAGAAACTTAAACCTGAGTTCGCAAATTATCCAAATGAAACAATGGCGTTTCTAGCAGGACTTGTAGCACAAACTAATTGTATGATTGTCGAAGAGCTATCAGACTTAAAACTTTATACAGTTAATAAGTTTGTAGAACTTTCAGCAATGGCAGAAAAAGATGCAGATAGAATAAAAGCATTGAGAAATTTAGGAGAGGTAGACGGCGTTGATGCGTTTAAAAGAAAAACAGAGATTACGCACATTACTAAATCAGGAGATGAGTTAGAGAAAGAACTTTTAGAAACTATAGAACAGCTAAAAGGGACTATTATTGAGGGCGAACACGAGATAGTCGACGATGATTAGTGAAAACGATCTAAATCTACTTCAAGCAAAAATCCCTCATATGAGTGAGCGGGAGCAACAGAAGCACCTTACGCTTTTAAAAGAATACAAAAAGAACTTAACTAAAACACAGGGGAAGGCAAACTTCTTAGACTTTATTAAACATGTCTACCCCGATTATAAAGTAGGAGAACATCATGCAAAATTGGCTAAATTATTTGAAGAAATCGCAGACGGAAAAAGAAAGCGAGTTATTGTTAATATCGCGCCTCGTCACGGAAAATCGGAGCTTATTTCCTATCTGGCTCCGGCTTGGTTTTTGGGTAAGCATCCAGCAAAGAAGGTCATCATGGCATCTCACACAGCAGATCTTGCTGTTAACTTTGGCCGTCGGGTCAGGAATCTCGTGGGTTCAGACCCTTATAAAGACATATTCCCCGATATCAGTCTACAAGCGGATAGTAAAAGCGCCAGTAGGTGGGGTACGAATCATAACGGTGAGTATTTTGCTATTGGTGTTGGCGGTGCTTTGGCTGGTCGTGGAGCAGATCTCTTTATAATTGATGATCCGCACTCAGAGCAAGACGCAAAGTTAGGAAAGGGAGACGTTTTTCTCCCAGCTTGGGAATGGTTTCAGTCAGGACCACTACAAAGGCTGATGCCTGGCGGTGCTATTATTGTAGTAATGACTCGATGGTCTAAATTAGACCTAACAGGACAGATAGTTAACCAAATGGTTAAGAATGATGAAGTAGATGATTGGGAAATAGTAGAGTTTCCAGCTATTTTAGAGGATAAAAAAGGGAATGAAGTTCCATTATGGCCCGAGTTCTGGCCGTTAGAAGAATTACAGAGTAGAAGAGCTGCATTAGACATACGATACTGGAATGCGCAGTACTTACAGAACCCAACATCTGAAGAAGGGGCATTAATTAAGCGAGAATGGTGGAATATGTGGGAAGAAGAAGATCCACCTAGTTGTGAGTTTATAATAATGACGCTTGATGCTGCTCAAGAAGCTAATAATAGGGCGGATTATAACGCATTGACAACATGGGGTGTCTTTTTTAACGAAGAAACTAATAATTACGCTATAATATTATTGAACGCGGTAAAAGAACGTTTGGAATTTCCAGAGCTTAAGCAACTTTGCTTAGATGAATATAGAGATTGGGAACCAGACGCTTTTATTGTGGAGAAAAAGTCAAATGGTGCAGCGCTTTATCAAGAATTTAGAAGAATGGGAATTCCAGTGGGCGAATTTACGCCTGGAAAAGGACAAGATAAGATTAGCCGTGTTAATGCTGTGTCTGATTTGTTTAGTGGGGGTGTGGTTTGGGCACCAGACAGACGTTGGGCGCATGAGGTTATTGAAGAATGCAACGACTTCCCTAGTGGTGCCAACGATGACTTAGTTGACTCCACAACTTTAGCACTCGCTCGTTTTAGACAGGGTGGATTTATACGCTTGCCTAATGACGAAGAAGATGATATACAGATGTTTAAAGGTCGCAATACTAAAAAATATTATGCAGTGTAATTAGAGGATAAATGATGGCAGACATAGATAA